GAAACTGTTGCAATGGGTTTCTCCATCACTGAAGAAGCGATGGAAGATAACTTGTATGACTCACTATCAGCGAGATATACAAAGGCATTAGCAAGAGCTATGGCTTATACAAAGCAAACAAAGGCTGCTTCATTGCTTAACACAGGTTTTGATTCTTTCACAAGCGGAGACGGTGAGTATTTATTTGCTACATCTCATCCAACTGTGGCAGGAGGCAGCAATGCCAACAGACCTACATCTGGAGCTGACTTGAATGAAACTTCTCTAGAGCAAGCCGTTATTGATATTGCAGCTTTCGTTGACGAAAGAGGCTTATTAATTGCAGCAAGGCCTAGAAAACTTATCATTCCACCTGCGTTAATGTTTGTTGCTACAAGAATTCTACAATCAGAATTAAGGGTAGCTACTGCAGACAATGACACAAATGCATTAAGATCAAATGGGTCAATCCCAGAAGGTTATTCTGTTAACCACTATTTAACAGATAGTGACGCCTTCTTCTTGACTACAGATGTTCCTAATGGAATGAAGATGTTCGTAAGAACACCTATGTCAACTGCAATGGATGGAGATTTCAACACAGGTAATGTGAGATACAAAGCCCGTGAGAGATATTCATTCGGTGTATCAGACCCACTAGGTATCTACGGATCACCCGGTGCGTAAATAAACTACGAAGGGGCGTTATTCGCCCCTTTACTTTTTCCCTTAACAGTTACATTATGTAATTGACACTTGCCACGATAAGGAGATTTAAATGGCTAACTCAACTTTCTCGGGTCCTATTAGATCCGAATCTACAATTAAAACTGTAAGTAAAGATGCTACTTTAGGCACTATTACAGAAGTCACAACTTATGGCGGCGCCCCTGTTGCATTAGGTGATGAGGATAAAACGCTTGATAACGCAACTCATAGCGGAAGAACTCTTGCAGTTCCTGCTATTGCTGCTAATCGAACAATAACACTACCTAGTCCAGTTGCAGGCGCAAATTTCAAATTAATATATGCTGGAGCAGCAACTGAAGGAGAAAATTTAATTATTGACTCTGGTTCAGACACTAACTTTTTTATTGGTGGTTTGCAGCATTTAGATACTAACGCAGACAACGTGGCTGTTTATTCTGATGGCAACTCAAACTCAAAAATAACATTAGTAGATTTTGGCGTAATGGAAATAAACATTTTAGCTAAAGATTCCACTAACTGGTATGTTTGGGGTAATGTTGTTTCTGCCACTGTTCCAACATTTGGTGATCAATAATAGGAGGCTAATATGTCAGGTCGATCAGACGCAAAGGCATTTAACATTAGTCAGGGTGACGCTGCGGCTGTTCTAGGTCCTCAAAGATCTAGAATAAGACAGGTTGTTATATTTGGTAACGCCGCAGGTGCATTTACTATTAAAGATGGATCAGGCGGAGCAGACTTGTTAGTTCAAAGCTTTCCTGCCGGATTGCACACTTTGAACATACCAGATCAAGGAATATTGGCTGAGAATGGAGCTTATATTCATGCATTTACAGGGTCTGGGAATAAACTAACTTTGTTCTTGTCATAATGCCTGTTAATAAGAAAAAAGGCACTATGAAAGGTCACACTATATCTGGTGGTCATAAACGCCCCACAAAATCTGGTGCGGGTATGACTGCCAAAGGTGTAGCTAAATATCGCAGAGACAATCCCGGATCAAAATTAAAAACAGCTGTAACTGGTAAAGTGAAGAAGGGTAGTGCTGCCGCTAAAAGGCGTAAGTCTTATTGTGCTAGATCGGCAGGGCAAATGAAACAATTTCCTAAAGCAGCTAAAAATCCTAATAGTCGATTGCGTCAAGCCAGAAGAAGATGGAAGTGTTAATGGAGAAAAATGTTCAATCTTTGCAAATAGAGTTTGCTGAGTGGAAATCTAAACAAGATTACTTAGTAAAACATGTTGATGAGTTAAGGTCAGATATGACAGATCTTAAAAAAGCTGTTTTCCAAGCTAAATGGATGCTTGTGGGTGCTTTAACTGTTATTGCTGTTTCTAATACAGGAGCGATAACCGAATTATTATCGATGTTAAAGTAAATGATATCTAGAGCTTCAATGAAAAGTCAAATGAAAGGAAATAAAATGGCATTACCAAAACCAAGACCAAAGAATCTTAAAAAGAAGAAAATTGGTGACGATTTAGTTGCTGGAATTAAAAGTTTTTTTACTGGTTCTAAGAAAAAAGTTCCTGAAAATAAAAAGAGTCCGATTAGAAAATTAGCTGATGCCAAAAAAACTAAGAAGGATACTTTAATTAAATCCCAAAAAGAATCTACAAAATTTATAGGCAAGAAAGCAAACGCTACTGTAGATCCTAGAATAGTTAAAAAGGCAAAGCCTAAAAAGGGGCCAATAGTTACAAAAGAGCAGTTAAAGAAATCAGGTTTAAGTCTTCGTGATTACATGAACTTTCAACAAGGCAAGACAAGAAAGAAAGGCCCTGTAGTTCCCAAGAGAGTTGCTCCATCAGCAGGCGCTGGTAATGTTAAAACAGGTGATAAAAGACGTAATGTTCCTATAAAAAAACGCTATGGCGGATCTATGAAAGGTAAAAAATAACATGAAAAAGAAACCTGTTCAAAAAAAGAATATAGGTAAAATGTTAGAAACTTTTTCTCCAGCTTACAGTATTATGAAGGGCAAAGGCCCAATGAGTAAATTAGCATCTGCTTTAGGAAAGACAGGTCTTAGTCCTATAGGTTCTTTGGCAATGGACAAAAGAGAAGAGGCAAAGAAAAGAGCAATGGCTATGCAGGGCGCAAACCAAATGACACCACTGGCATCCAATAAAATGACAGAGATGCAAAGATTGTTTGCTGGGGGACCCATTAAAAGAAAAAGATCTATAGATGGTTGCGCTATGAAAGGAAAGACTAGGGCAAAATAATGATTGATACTGTATGCCCTAACTGCAAAACAGCTTTAGATCCAAAGGCTGAAAGTTCTACAAAATGTATAGCTTGCCAGACAATTATTACAGATCATGTGTGGGAGAGTAAGTTTGGCTATGAGTGGATAAAAGAGTTAGAAGAGATTCAAAATGCCAAGCCGTAACTATCGTGGTGAATATGATAATTACCATAAGAAACCTAATCAGAAAAAAAGAAGGGCTAGTAGAAACACAGCTAGATCTACTATGAAAAATGCCGGTAAGGTTAAAAAGGGTGATGGCAAAGACGTTGCTCACAAGAATGGCAACCCTAAAGATAATAAAAGGAAAAATCTTACAGTAAAGCCTAAGTCAGTTAACAGATCTTTTGCCAGAACAAGTAAAGCAAAAAAAGTTAATAGGAGAGCTTAATGAAAGTTACAAGACTAAATAGTGGTGGCTTTTTAACATCTGGTAGTGATGCAGGTGATTTAGCCATACTTCGTAAAGCAAAGAATATAGATGATGGCTCCGGTATGAAAGCTGGTGGCAGAGTTAAAAAGAAAAGTAAAGTTAATGAGGCAGGTAACTACACCAAGCCGGGACTTAGAAAAAGTATATTTAATAGAATTAAAGCAGGCGGTAAGGGTGGCAGACCCGGTCAATGGTCTGCTCGTAAAGCACAAATGATGGCTAAAGCCTACAAGAAAGCAGGTGGCGGCTATAAATAAAAGGAATGATTTATGGTTGTCGCAGAAATATTAACTGGCATCGCATTAGTACAGAAAAGCGTAGACTTTATAAAAAGTAATATCGGTACAGTTAATGATATAAAAGATATAGCTAAACAAATTGACGGGTTCTTTCTTGGCGAAGAACAAATGAATAAGGGTCAAGGAAAAGGACTTTCATTAAAAGAACAATTTGGCTCCGTAGAATCAAGTGCAGAAGATTTTATTAACCGCAAACTTTTAGAAGAACGCAGAAACGAACTTAAACAATTAATAAATTTAAGATTTGGACCTACTGCTTGGGATTCTATAATTGCTGAAAGAGCTGAAAGAATTAATCAAGCTAAAGAAGCCCAAAAACAAGCCAGATTAAAAGCTAAAAAAGAACAAGAAGAAATATTAGAGGTTGTTAAATGGGTTGGATATGGGTTTATTATAATTGGTTTAGTGATAGCAATGCTGGTTGTAGGTGTAAAAGTATTTGCAAAAGATTACACAAGAGATCAAAAAATAAGAAATGGTACTCTTTCTTTACCTAAAATGACCACTTGCAGATTGAAAAAACAAAAAGTATTTAAAGATAAAATGGCTTGCATTTATGTTGGCGCACAAAAGACATACGAATTAGAGTTCACTGATATTCATGTAGGATGCCCACGCAATTATCAATGTGTCTTTAATCCTAATGGTCAAGAGCCTTCAATAGATAAAGTAATGGAAAGCTTAAGGAGCATTGCTAAATGAGTCCGTGTATTGGTGTTTGTAAGTTAGATGATAATAAAACTTGTATTGGTTGTAAAAGAACAATAGAGGAGATTAAAACCGCTTATGAAAAAATTACAAAAAAATAGTATATATGAAGA